CCATATTGAGCTGATTGCTGTTTGACGCGTTTGTTTTCGATGATCGATTCTCAGAACGACGCGGTGTAGATGGTGCTAAATTGCTGTTTGACGCATTTATTTCCATATTGAGCTGATTGCTGTTTGACGCGTTTGTCGGGTTTGTGATCTGACGATTTTTGGGATTCGCAGTTGAGTCCAACAAATATTGCCCCTCCGAACTAGGAGGCTTACCTCCACTGGTCGTCGCCAATGTGTCTCCGAAAGAGATGACCGGGCGGTACTTGCCCTTCACGGTACGAATCACGTTGTGCATACCGGACACGAAGCTCGTGGCGTCCTTTTCCACCACGTGGACACGCATACGTTTCAACGTTTGCTTCGAAATCAAATCGATCTTGTCGCGTACGTCGTCGAAGTTGTCCATTTTCGCGGCTTTGTTCGGGTATTTTGTGGCGTATATCGCCTCCGCTAGACTCATCGTGGATTTGAACGTTACGAACTCCCCCAAAACAGGGTGTTGTTTTCGTTCGGACTTCATTGACGCAATTAAATCGCTTTATTGTAAAAGTATATATTAAAATACTCAACAATGCTTCTCATGTTCATCTTTTTGTTCGTGTGCGCGCAAATGTTGGCGATGGTGTACTTTCTCAGCAAGACCGAGTCACGAATTAGTGTACTGGAAACCGAGCAGAAAAAATTAATCGCGGAGTCCAAGGCGAACCGCCGGATGCTCGAGGTGTTTTACTCCGCGGCCAACAAGACCTGATGCGTCTCCTGGAGTATGTGTATGAAACACCATCGGATGTCCCGCTTGGTCACCACGCCAATCTCTCGCAAATCGCGCGTGTTGTGCACATTCATGATCTCGAAACGACTGCGCATCCAACTCGGCAAAAGCTCCCAAGACACCGCCTGATCTAAATCCATATTATAAAGATCGTATTGGTTGCAGGAAGACGGCTTCAACGAATCGCGACAATTCGGACAGGTGGTCCCGCCGTGACTGTACCATTGCTTCAAACACCCCTCGTGAAACTCGTGAGAGCATGGGAGTTTGATCGAAGTGATGTCGTTAGACGACAAACAGCACGCGCATTCCATAGCGTGCTGTTCGCGTATAAAGCATACCAACACTCGACCGTACATCCAAATCAATTTTTTCTCTACGTGGTAATCAAATGGTGTGCCCTGTGTGTACCACGAGCGCGGCGATTACGATCGCTCAAAGCGGCGCGTGCGCGACCGTGGTGGGCGCTGTAGGGACTTTCAAACTCCTGAAGAAACGCAAGCCGCCGCAAAGCAAATCGAAACCGAAGAAAAAATGAATAGGGATTTATAATATATTTAATCGGATTCCATACGAAACATGTCTGTCAAAAACCGCTGATTCGGATGCAATCGCTTGGTCTCCAACTGCGTGAGGATCGGTTTGAACAGCAACTCGCGAGTCTGCGTCTCTCGCAGAAACATGATGCGTTTGTGGATCTGCTCCTCCGTTTTGTTATCTTTTCGAAGCTTTTTGGTCTCGTTCTGATAGTAGTAGACGCCGCGTTTACGGCCGCCCGGAATGTCCTCCAAACGAAGCGACAACAGCTGCGAGATCGGATTCTGCAACTGATTGCTGATGTAGAACTCGTAGTCCGGGGCGATGTTGTTCTCTCGAATGTACGTGGGGTGTTCGATCTTGTCTCCCTGCAGCAACGCGCGATTGTTGCGATCGTGTTGCACGTACACGTACGGGATGCGATCGTTCACCTGCGGGGCCGAGCCCGGATCTCTAGCGAACATGCGCTGCTGCAACACCTTGTGCGCGATCCGCGTGGAGTCTTTGTAGCTCCCTCGCAACGTTTTGGTGATCACCAAGTCCTCCAACGGATACCGGCCTTCGATCAGTTTGGTCAACGAATCCTTCAAGAATCGCAACACCTCCTTGATGGGCTCGTTGCGCAGCAAGATGTCGATGATACCGCCGTACACGATCTTCAAGATGTTGGCGTTGTCGCGTCGTTTCAACACGATCCCCATCGCCTTCACCTTGTACTTGTTGACGTCGTGCTCGTACAAATGGCCGATGTACTTCTTTTTGGACAGGATGATGAAGGGCCAAAAGGTCTTCTCGTACTCTAGATCGTGCGGATACTCCAGCATCTTCTCCTTGAACGCCTTGCTCGCCTCGATCGAGATGTCGATGGACTTCTGCAACGCCTCCTTGCCTTCGAGGCCGTATTTGTCGCGAATCTTGAAGTCGATGAACACGCTGTCCGTGTCGCCGTACACGGTGGTCGCGTCGTAGTTGTCCTCCATGAACTGCTTCGCCTTCATGATCAGGTTTCGCCCGGTCGCCGTGGTGGACGCCGCGAGCTCCTTTAAGTAAATCGGGCTCGTGCGCGCGCCGACCTGCCCGTACAGCGAGTTCGCGGTGATTTTGTACGCGAGCTGCAGACCGTCCAACACCGCCTTCGCGAAGTCGTCGTACGTGTCCATGCGACTCTCGACGTCCTCCGATCGGAATCGCTGCTTCGGACCCCCCTCCGCGTCCTGAATCTCCAAGCCGTTCGCCGTTTCACGAACCAATCCGATCGCGATGCGACGATCTTTCGTGCGCACGGTCTCGTACTGCATACGCTTGCGCGTCAGTTTGCGCTGCGAGAGGAGCTTCATCAGGATACGAGGCAGCACGCCTCGATCTTCGTCGTTGCGAGGCTGCACGTATCGACAGCGCTTCTTGCCCACCACGCGTTTCGCGTCCCCTTTCCCCTTGTAGATGTCGTACTCCACCGTTTTGTAGATGTAGTTCTCGAGGTTGTCGAACTCGCTGTCTAGCACGATGCTGTCGTGTGAGATGTTTTCGCTGATCATACTCGAGGGATACAGCGAGGCGTAGTCCATTACGGATACAGGATCTCTGTAGATGTCCGGTTTGGGATCCAGCACGATCGCACCCTCGTAACCGTCGTCATCCATGTTCTCGTCCACCGTCAATACCGGCATGATCATTTTGTCCGTTTTGCACTGCTTCGCCACCAAGCTGAAGATTTTGATGCCCTGACCGCGCATGAAGATGTACGTCAACGGTACGAAACACACGTTCGACATACCGATGTTGTTGGCCAACATCTCCAGTTTGATGAGCAGCAGATTACACAGCACGCAATCCTGAACGCAATACTTCGCGATCCTCGCGCGGTCCGCACTAGACCCTTTCTGACAGGCGAAGATCTCGGACGGACTCACGTCGTCTTTCACCAAGCTCCACGTTTTGGGGTACTCGTCCAACGACTCCTCGAGCGTGACGCGCTTGTCGTCGATGGATCGGATCTTGATCTTTCGATCCTCTAAGAGCAGATAGTCTCCCACGTTGAGTTCGCGCGTGTTGTTGAGGGTCAGCACGTTCTCTTCGGCGCGTTCCACTTTGCCGTTGACGAACACACTCGCAACATGATCGAGTTTGTAGGAGTCGAGCTTGTGATCGCGTTGCACCACCTTCATCAAGTCGATGATCACACGGCCGTGCCACTCCATGTAGCGAAACTCGTTGTCGCCCAACGCCGACGAGGACAGCTTCTTCTTTCGCAACTCGGACTCCATGTCCAACAATCGTCCCGAGCGCTTCAACTCGGATACGCAATTCATCTCCGTCGCGCGCGTGTACAGATAGTCGAAGTCAAACCCCAAGATGTTGTATCCGATGATAATGTCCGGATCGATTTCGCGCATGAGCCGACACCATGTGGTGATCAACTCCTTCTCCGTTTTGCACACAACGACCTCCGTGCCTTCGATTGGATCGCAGTCGTTCAAGGTGACCACGAACTTTCGACTGCACGTGGTCTCGCCGTATCGATGCACCGCCGAACCGATTTGAATGATCGGGTCTCCCTTGATCTTCAACAACATCGTCACATTCAAACGAGTCGTGATCATCTCCAAGACGCTCAACGGAGTATCGTCCTCACCGTTCTTTTTCAAGTCCTTGTTCAAGATGTCAAAGATCGCCACGGACTGCTCATCGATTCGATCGAGCAGTTTGTCCACGTACGACAAGGCGTCCTCTTTCTCCGCGGCGAGCTTCACCATGCTTGGCTTTTTGAGATACACCTTGGAAAGCGTGTTGTCTACCTCGCCGTTTTGATTCTCTAACCCGACGCATCCGCGCAGCGCGGAGGCGATTTCTTGACGCACGGACGGTTTTCGAGGATCGTTCTCACCGAATTTGGGAATGTTGAGCTTTTTCAATTTGCGCTCGAACCAATCGATCAACTCCTGGGCGGGCTTGGCGTAGTCCTTCTTCGCGATCGGAAAGTCGCCGTGGCTGCTAGTACACTCCAAATCGAAACTCAAGACTACGAAAGGGGCGATCGCCGCGGTCTCGTACGGATGCACGTCTTTGCACGATACGCTCACGTTGATATCCGCGTTCGTCGCGAACATTTCGTCGTCCTCTCTTGCGCATTTCACTCGGATCCATCCGGACGGTTGAAGGTTCCGAAAATGGATCATGCGCAGCATGGGACCGATGTTGGACTCGAACATCACGATTTGCGTGCTGTACATCATACCCCCACACGAGATCGCGTGGGTCTTCGGCTCGTACACGCGCTGTTTGTCCTCCGGTTGCACCTCCACCGGTTTTCGAAAGACGTTGTTCTTCACGTAGTTCATCACGCGCAGCGAAGTGAACTTGAGTCGCACGAAGGTGTTCGTGGTGTTGGCACGAAATCCGACCATGTCTCGATGGTTCTCCACGCGTTGCACGTCGACGACGCTGTGTTTGCACGCGTCCTTGATCCGTTTCGGCAAACTTTCGAGTATCAAGCTTTCTAATCGTTTGACAACGTGATCGGAGGAGCACATGGTTTTTTGCAACGACTTATTGGAAAACTGAACATAGAAGTATGGGGTGTACTCTGTGACGTTGACCGAGATAGAGTCGCCGTCTTTGGTCCTTCCGAAAATCTTGATGATGTATTCGATTTGATCCGATTCGTCCACGTGATCTTGCTCCATCCAATCGATCGCTTGAAACACGTATTCGTCTCCATATTCCTCCACCGTCATACCGAGCGGAGTTTTCTTACAGCCCGTCTGTGACTGGTACAACCCGGTCAAATTTTAAATATGTTCTGTAGGTAGTATAAGGAGTAAATGCGCGTGGTAGAGCGCGTTATACTGAGTATCGTGGTGATTTTGGGGCTGTTTTACGTACAAAAGCGCAGCTCGGAAGTGCGATACGTGCTGTCGAGCGTGGACGGTCGGCGTTATTTGGTTCGCAACAAAGAGGGCAAGAAGCGGGCCGCGGACAAACTCGCGCGGCTCAACCAGCGCATCGAGAAGCTGATCGCGTACATGGAAGCGCGCGGAAACGACCCCAAAGTGGAGCGATTGTTGGAGCGCTACAGCCCGGAGAGCATTTCGGAAGGAACCGGGGACGACAACTACACGGCCTACTCCGTCAATAAAGGTGAACAGCTCGTGTTTTGCCTGCGATCCAAAAATACCGGTAAGTTCGTGTCGGACAACGTGCTGATGTACGTCGCGGTGCACGAGCTAGCGCACATTTACAGCGTGGATGTTGGCCACACGGAGAATTTTTGGAAGAACTTTCGCCATCTGCTACGTCAAGCGGTCGCGGCGGGGGCCTACAAAAAACAAGACTACGCGAGCAATCCGGTGGAGTACTGTGGAGTCAATATAAAATCTTCGATAATTTAAAAATCTCGAACACGAGTTCGATGGACACGAATCGATCCATCTATGTGTGCAATTATTGGTTGTCCAAAGACAAGAAAGACGTGTACGTGTTCGCAGAAGATGATCGTGTCGACGTCGAGGAGTACCGCGACTCCAAGACACGAGAGGTCAAGCTCATCCCGCAAACCATATACCCGGACGACACCGTCGACACCTTCGTGCACAAAGTGAGCGGCTATGGAAAGTTACCCGAGCCTCACAAGTTGTACGGATGGTATCAACGCCGTTTGGACGAGAACGATCTGTACGAGATGCTCGATCTCCTGTACGACGGACGCGCGGGTGTGCTCGGTTCGGAGGCGTCCGCTTTCTTCGATTTGTATTTGCCCAAACGCGTGCGATTCGACTCCGAGGCACTGTACGACCGCAGGACGCTCTTGGAGACGCTTCGAGCGAAACGTGTGAACAAGCGTCTGTCCTCCGTGGGATTTCAGCTGCGCTCCACGGTTTCAGAACGTTCCGCAACGATCTCCATCTATCCTTTCGACGAATCGATCAGGGGTGCGGACGAGGCGCGTCGTGTCTCCGAGTCGCATCGCGCGGTCTTCACCATGGCGTGCGTGGACGACGTGTTCAACTTCGTCTCGAGCGAAGTGCTTCAGAATCCGGTGTACTTCGAACCGACCAAAGAGGAGGGCGCCGAGCTCGTGTTGAAGCAAATCAAACGCACCGACGCCCTTCTGCACGATATCGACGACGAGGCGCAGGAGAGTCTGCTTTCCAAACAGGCCATCACGAGCTATGTGAAGCGATTGGTGCTCCGGGTGCTTCCTCGTGGAGGTGGCAAACAAAATCGGCTCGATATCGGAAACGCGTTCGCCACCTTTCCCGTAAGTGAGGAGATGCCCATCGTGTGCTACCAGTCCGGCTCCACCAACACGTACAAGACCAACCGCGACTTTTTACGTACGACACCCCCGACGATGGTGCGCATGATCACTCAAAAAGAGGAGCTCAATCGCGATCGCGTGTACAAACGCAAGCTCGACGCGCTGCTCATTTACTGCGTCTTCGAGAAGATGACCTTTCACTTGTGGGTGTCCGAAAACAGCAGCTATCGACTGGTGTATCGCTTTCGGCGCTCCTCCAACACGAAGTACGAAAAAATAGCGCGTAGTTTCGAACTCGTCGAGCGAATCATACGCGTACTGGACGACGATCGAGAGAGCATGTTCTCGTTGCACCCGAAACTGAACGTCTTCGATCATCCGAACATCGAAATCGTGGAGCAGATCACGGATCACACGGTGGTGACCAATCGTAAACTCGTCACCGAATCGACGATGCGCGGCAATCTAGAGCAGCTGTCTCAGCTGTTTACAACTATCCCGGATCGTCCGAAACATTTCAAGTATGTGCGCGTGGATCGCTATCGAAACGTGAGCCCTCTTGTCGCGTTCGTCCATCAGAACGTACAGACGGAGCCCTCCGAGCTACTGACGCGAGTGATGTCGATGTTCGAGCTGGACGAGCAGAATGCGAAGCGCGCGATCGACGTCGCGCAACGGGACGACAACGCCCCTGGTGTGCGTTTCTTGGGAGGTCGCGTGTTCGCGGCCAACAAGTATCACCCGGGTCTGACCATGCAGGTCGTTCGAGCGAACGACACCACGCTACGCGTGAAGATCAACCACGCCAATCCTATCTACACGGACCGTGCGCTGCGCGCCTTGTTGTACGGTGCGCTCTCGCGTCGTATACGAAAGGCGGTCCTTCCTTTAGAAAGCCCTGTCGTTCAAAACGTGTCCGAACCCGGGGGAGCTACCTTCCAAGAGATGGTCGACACCATGGAGCACTCGCATCTGGACGATCAACTGGACGCCTTTCTGCAAAACACGGAGTTCGAATTCAATTTCGAAAGCGACGTGGAGAGCGTGATCTCGTTTCACGAGGAGGAGCAAGCGATCCCGGAATCGCCCCCGTCCGTATCGACGTCCGACGAGATCGATCCGCAGTTGCTGGAGGAGGCGGCGAGCGTGAACGACAAGTCGAAGTACACCACCTTCGTGCTGAACAAATTGATCGAGGCGGATCGTGAGCTGTTCCAATGGGACAACAAGCGCTATCGCAACTACGCGAGCAAGTGTGGCGCGGTGAACTACCGTCAACCCATCGTGATTACCAAGGAGGAGAAACGCTTGATCGACAAGGAGCATCCGGACTCCTACACCGGCTACGTGAAGACGGGTAGCACGCCGGAGTTGAAGGAGCGGAACTTCTACATTTGTCCGAAGCTGTGGTGCAAACTCGGGCGCTACAGCATCACGAAAGAGGAGTACGAAAAGAACGGCAATCGATGCGGCGCGCCGTACTACGAGGCGCCGTTGATGTTCCCTCCCCCGGGTGTGAAGAACTACTTCGAAACGAGCGACGGTACGGAGAAGCATTACCCTCATTTCCTCAAGGACACCATGCATCCGAAACGACTGCTGATGCCGTGCTGCGCGAAACGTAGCTCCGTCGCGCAGTTCGACAACGAAAGCGACGACACCAGCAAAGAGGACACCAAAGGGCTCGCCACGAGATACATCGCGCGCGTGGCGTTCGATCTGCCTCTCGCCAAAGATCATCTTGGAGCGATCGGCGAGTTCACCGCGCGCGTGTTGGCGAGAAGCGACGACACGAAGCAATGCGTCGGCCCTTTGAATCGCAACACGAGGTGTGTGGTGCGAACCGGTGTCGACAATCGCGACGGTCACAGCTTCGCTCGATGCGTCGAGGCGATTCTGCAACTCCCGAACCTTTACGAGGCCATCGCGGAGCAAATGGAAATTTGGCATTTCATGACCATGAACGGGGGGAACACCTTGCGGCTGTTCAGCGACGTTCGAGACCTCGAGCGCATGCGAGAGCCGAAGGAGTTTCAAGACTTCCTGACCTATTTGAGCGCGGCGCAGGAGTACGTCGCCATGTTCGGCCTAGAAGACGTGGTCAAGGCAGCGCGACGACACGGCGAGACCGTTCGCGAAACCCACGCTCACTACGCGGAGATTGCGCGCGAGTTCATGATCCTGCAATCCTTCCACCGTTTCAAAGCGTACATCCTCGACGAGCGCTTCGCGAAGACCGAGGACGACCTGCACCACTTGGTCCACTACAATTTCTTGAATCCTCAGCGTGTGGGTGTCTTCGTCTTGGAGGAGCGAGGCAGCGACGACACTTTGGCGATCAACCCCAAATATTTCGAACTCGGAGAAGAGATTCAATCTCGACAGATTTTTGGCATCATTATTCGCGTGGATCAAGGATACGAGTATTTGCAGCGTGTCCACGGGAACGACAAGCGGGTGGTGCTCTTCAACCGCTCGCACGTGGAGCCGATCCTACGAGCCTTTCCGTTCTCCAAGGTGTCCGCTCGTGTGAACGACGGCGACACGCACGTGATCGGATACGACATGAAATGGCGAGGAGTGCTTCGCGCGAACGGCGATTACGACGCTTTCGAAGAGCGTCGGGTGTTGTCCACCACTTCCGGACCTCCCGCTCGAGTGCGTTACGACACCGTGGTGTCCAAAGAGATGGCGGACGCGGAGATCTTCGCGGCGTCCTCGCACCCTTCTTCGCAAACGTACGATCTCGCTTCCGTCGAGGTCGCGGAGGAGGTCCTCAAACGTATCGACCTCAAGCAGGAACTCGTCTACTTGCGCCACGAACTGAATCCGTTGCGACGGTCTGAGAAGATGACGCTCGCGACCCGAGTGCTCAAGGAGCTTTTGCAACCGTACACCAAGGAGCAGCGCCGCGCGATCTGCGAGAGCATGTTGCGAAAACCCTTGGAGTTCATCATCGCGGATTACAAACGTCGAAACCAACTTCCAGATCCGAACGACTTCTTATTCACACGCGCTCAAGTCATTCGCGGAGGACTCGAAACGTACTACGTGCGCTCGTTGAACGTGTATCGCATGTGGGACACCTCGGCGGACGACAACGTCCGTCGCGTCGACAGCGTGGTGATCGATCGAGACGTCAAACAGACGGACGTCAAACACGTACCGAGCTCTTTCGACGCGAAATTCCAATGGGTGGAGCAGTACGACCCTCTCACACCGGTCATACTCCGCAAGCGGCTTCCGGGGTTCGAGATACACGCTCGTGATCTCACCACGAACGACCTCCTCGCCTTGTTCGACATCGATCGAGAGCGATTCGTTACGGGATATTTGGAACGCATGGCGAAGGTGTACGAGCAAGACAAACGCGCGTTCAACGAGGAGGTCAACTCCAACCCGAGCATGAAGGAGTACCCCAAACTGAACAAAGCGTGGCCTTTGGACGATCTGGCTCAAATCCTTCGCGACGACGGGTACATGCTCGGAATGCAACAAATCGCGGCGATCGCGGAAATCACCAAGAAGAAAGTGTTGTTCGTCGGAAGAACCACCAAGGAACTTCCGAAAGGAATCTTCAAGCACTTTTTCGGTGAAGATAAGGAGGTGGTGGTCCTCCATTTCAACAAGGATGTGATACGCCTTGTGGTCGTGGAACCACGACGTCCAACCGTCACGTACGATAAAATACAGTCGGTCCTACGAGCGAACTTGGAGATGCTCTAAGAAAAAATTGACTTAAAACAAGCGGGTACAAAATAGAGCATCGTATCTCCCTTCGGTCGGGAGTACTTCCATTACCATTATGAATGTACGCAAGCGCGATGGTTCGATCGAGACGGTCTCTTTCGACAAGGTCCTTCGTCGCATCACGTTGTTGTCCAAAGATTTGCCCTCGATCAACGCTCACGAAATCACTCAGAAGATATGCTCTCGCATTTACGACGGCGTGAGCACCCACGAGTTGGACGAGCTCACGGCTCAACTCTGCAGTTCTCGAATCGCGGACAATCCCGAGTACGACCAGCTCGCGTCGCGTATCATCATCTCCAATCATCACAAGAAGACCTCGCCGTCCTTCAGCGAAACCGTGGGGATTTTGGCGAAGAATCACTTCAAGCTCGTGAACGACGAGCTGTTGGAAATCATCGAGAAACACAAGGACAAGTTGAACACGCACATTGATTACAATCGCGACTATCTGTTCGACTACTTCGGTTTCAAAACCTTGGAGCGCAGCTATCTGATGCGTAACGACGAGGATCGGATCGTGGAGCGCCCACAACATATGTTGATGCGGGTTGCGCTCGGTATCCATGGGCACGACATCAAAGACGCGCTCGAAACGTACGACTACATGTCGTTGAAACGCTTCATTCACGCCACACCGACGCTCTTCAACTACGGCACGCCTCGACCGCAAGGAAGCAGCTGCTTTCTGCTGAACATGAACGACGACTCCATCGCCGGCATCTACGAGTCCTTGTCGGAATGCGCGGCGATTTCCAAGTATGCGGGGGGGATCGGTATTCACATCCACAATATTCGCGCCAAAGATAGCGTGATCCGTGGAACCAACGGGAAATCGGACGGGATCGTGCCGATGCTTCGCGTCTTCAACGCGACCGCTCGATACGTGAATCAGAGCGGCAAACGGAACGGAAGCATCGCGGTGTACCTGGAGCCGTGGCACGCCGACGTCGAGCAGTTCTTGGACATGCGCAAGAATCACGGAAACGAGGAGGAGCGCGCGCGCGACCTCTTCTACGCGCTGTGGATCCCGGATCTGTTCATGCGGAGGGTGCGCAACAACGAGGATTGGTGCTTGATGTGTCCCGACGCCTGTCGCGGTCTTAGCGACGTGTACGGAGAGGAGTTCGACGCGTTGTACGAGAAATACGAGGCGGAGGGTAAGTACACCCAAAAGATGCGCGCGCAAACGCTGTGGTACAAAATTATCGAATCTCAGATCGAGACGGGTACGCCCTACATGCTCTACAAAGACGCGGTCAACTCGAAGAACAATCAGAGCAATTTGGGAGTGATCAAGAGCAGCAACCTTTGCTGCGAGATCGTGGAGTTCACCTCTCCCGAGGAGGTAGCGGTGTGCAACCTCGCGAGCTTGTGTCTGCCGTCGTTCATCAAGGACGGCGAGTACGACTTCGAGGAGCTCGGACGAGCGGTGAGCATCGTGACCAAGAACCTGAACAAAATCATCGATCGCAACTTCTACCCGCTCGAGAAGGCTCGTCGCAGCAACCTTCGTCATCGGCCGATCGCTCTCGGCGTGCAAGGGTTGTCGGACACCTTCATGAAGCTTCGACTGCCGTACGAAAGCGAGGAGGCGTCCGCGTTGAACCGATCCATTTTCGAGTGTATCTACTACCATGCGATGCGCACGTCGGTCCAAATCGCCAAGACGCGCGCCGAGGTGATTCGTTCGAAGGAACCTCTCGAATACGATCTTCGACTCAACGAATACGAGTACCTCGAGGGTGCGTATCCGGGCGCGTACAGCACCTTCGAGGGTTCCCCGACTTCTCAGGGCAAGTTTCAGTTCGACTTGTGGGGAGTGCAGCCGAGTTCGAGATACGATTGGGAGGCCCTACGAATCGAGCTGACCACTTGGGGCGCGCGCAACAGTCTGCTGGTCGCGCCCATGCCGACGGCGTCCACCGCGCAAATCATGGGATTCACGGAGAGTTTCGAGCTTCCCACCTCGAACATTTTCACTCGAAACACGATGGCGGGGCACTTCATCGTGGTGAACAAGTATCTGATCCACGACTTGTTGAAGCTGAATCTGTGGGACAAAGACATGAAGGAGCGCATCATCGCGGACGAGGGTTCCATACAACAGATCCCCGAGATCCCCGAGGAACTTCGAGCGTTGTACAAGACCGCTTGGGAGATCAAGCAGCGCGCGTACATCAACATGGCGAAGGAGCGCGGCGCGTTTGTGTGTCAGTCGCAGAGCATGAACATCTTCGTGGACGAGCCCAACTTGCGAAAATTGAACTCCATTCACTTCCACGCGTGGGAGTGCGGATTGAAGACGGGGATGTACTATCTGCGTACCAAACCCAAGGCGACCGCGCAGAAGTTCAGCATCGATCCCTCCAAACTGCAACCAACGCTTCCCAAAGAACGCACACCTAGCGCTTCCTCTTGCGACGAGGATGTGTGCACCGCTTGCAGCGCGTGAACACCGATTACCCCATATACAAGATCCTATCGATTATCCCATATAGAGTACATCTTTCTTTTTCGCTTATTCATCCTTCATATGACTCGATATCCATATGACGGATTGAAAAAAAATAATGTAACAGTTAACCGTGAAAGAGCCGACACGCGATCGCGTTCTAAATGTTGATGGTGCGTTTGGAGGAGCTTCTCGGTTTGCGCGGTTTGCGAGTCGACTCCCCTAACAGATTACGAATGCTGTTGGTTTCGGTCATTTCGGAGATTTCGGAGGGTGTGGCCGTGCTCATGGTTTCGAGACGATCCGATTTGGTGGACTCCAAACTCGCGATGATGTTGTCGAGGTCGGACGGGCCGGACATCCCACCTGCGCGAGGACGCGGCGGCGGCACGGGTGCGGGTCCCCCCATCATACTCGACAGGAGACCGTTGGCCTTCTCACTCCCCATCGAGGACACTGCCGCTTTCGCAAATTGAGCCTGCAGGCCCGGGTTTTGTCGCATGACGTCCTTTGCGCCCGGAAGCGCCCCTTTGAACATCGTGTTGGTGATGTTGTACATGAAGGCGCTTCCGGCGAGCGACATCAGCAGACGGAGCTCCGGAGCCATCTTCGCGGTGCCTTTGTACTTGTGATGCAGCTCTTCGAAGATTTCCTCGTAGTCGTCCACGCTCTCATGCACGGTTTCGGACCATCCCTCCAAATGGATGTCGAACGGATCGAAACGAGTGTTCAAGGTCTCGATGCCGGTGACGATCGCCATCAGCGCGTTTTTGGAGAATTTCAGACTCGCGTCCAACTCGCGGTCGCGACGCATACGATCGAAGGTGGCTTTCATCTCATCCAACGACGAGTCCATGCTGAACACGCGCGGCAGTTTGATGCCCTTCTTCTCCATGCGATCGAACTGATACAACAGCTCCGATTTTTCGCGATTGATGTCCTCGGTCGAGCGTACGTTCGGACTGCCGGACATGAACACGTTGCTCGGTTTGAAGGTGGTGTCCTCCTTCTTGGGCAGGGTTTCGTCTTCGTCGGACGCGTCGTCGTCGGAGGACATGAACACGTTCGTCTTTGTGTCCGACTCCGCGTCCACGTTCTCCTCCTTAGACTCCTCGTCGTAGTGCTGCCCTCCGATCAACATGTCCAGCCCCATCGCGTCGTTGGTCATGGACAGTTTGGGCGGATCTTGGTGGTACGAAATCGTTTCTTCCTCATCGCTGTAGTCTTCGTCTACGACGTTAAAAGGCATGCCGTCCATCGACAAGCGGTAGGTTTACTTCAGACAAGAAGTTTTAAGTAAAAACATGAGCGCGCTACGCGAGACAAGCTCGTGCTTGCAAGAACGCGTCCGCAAGGTCGTCCTTTTTCTTGTGCTTTTCGAAGTACTCGAGCCACGTGCTGTCGACCAGGAGCTTACGCGTCGCGTCGATCGCGCGAGCTTTGGTTTCGCGATATCCCTTTCCTTTTCCACCGAGGATTTGGTCGCACAAACGATTCTTCCCCGATGCGGCCACCAAGCGCACGTCGCCGATCGTCTGCATCCCGACCTCCCGGGCGACCAAAAAGAAACTGTATATGATCATTTGCACGGATTTCATGATCGGATTCTTCATGACAGGTTGGTTCTCGATGATCACCATGTCGAGCGTACGTTCCCCGAACCGCTCGTACAACACGTTCACGAGCACCACCGATCGCTCTTCGAACGACCCTGTTCCCAAATCGATCACGTTCCACTCGTCGATCGTGCCGTCCGCGTTCACCACGCAATACGCGAGATTACGAATGCCGACGTCGAAAGACAACGCCATGATTGAGAAAGGGGTCCGTGTCCTTCTAATCCATTGTTGACCACGCGTCTTCGCTTTAAACCAATGCTCGCAGTTGCGCCACCGCGCGTCGAACGTCGTCGTTGGTAACGAGTGGATTTCGTAGCAAGATTCGAGCGACTCGTTTCCAATACGTGTCGTTGCGATACGGTTTGTTGGTGGTGCCGCTTCGTTGAGTGTCCGCGTGGAGTTTGGTGTAGATGCGAGCAAGCGTTTCGAAGGAGGTGCTGCCGGCAGGAACCCCCAACATCTCTGCGAATTCTAGGTGGTAGAGGTGCAAGATATCGGAGGACGCCGCTCGCATAGGATCGATCACGCGAACGTACTCGTACGTCGGACACAAAATGAGATGACGGCGCTCCGATTCGGACAACACCGGGTTGTTGTCGATCAGAAACACGCGGTCCTTTGAAACGGTTTGGTACTTGTTGCGCAAAGTACGAGCGATGATTGGGAAAACGCGCTCGATGCTTTTCGACATCGTGCCCGAGCAGTGCTTGCGTGTCAAATACGGACGATTGAAAACTTGTTCGCCGAACACGTTCCTTTCGATACGATTCACGACATAGTGCGCCCATTCGGTGGTCGAGGCGGTGTAAAGGAACAGCTCCACGTGCGCGTGCGTGCGTCGAATGGCGCGCAAACACTCCGCGAGGTACGGACGCATCAACCCGGTACGCATGTCGTTCTCGAAATCGGACACGTTGAGGCGCACCTTCTTGTTTTGGGTGATGCGACGATTGAGACGGCGCACGATGTCGTACTCCTGCAACTGCGGGCGAATATCACCTTGCATGGTCCCGTCTAAATCGATCAGCAATATCAAAGGTACTACCATATTTCGAACGGGCTTCTCTTACCATGAACACATAAGTTTTTTTTATGATGTTTGATCGGACTCCGAGCGGTCTCCGATCATCGCTTGCATCCGATCGATGTCACTTTGAAACTGCGAGAGCTCCGCCGATGTACGTGCGAACGACGGCAGCGTTCGGTTGGTTTGGTGCACCATCAGTTCCTTCGAACGTGTGCGTAGAAAGCGCGTCAAGTTGTTAGTCAGCTCCGTACTCGAGAACCATCGGTAGCACAGTCGTATCCCCGACGCGTCGCATCCGAGAAAGGGGCGCAGATCCACCGTGGTCAGTCGACGCCAACCGTGCACGTTCGTCTGGGTGAAGGTGTTCGACGAAGGGATCGCGTCCGAGAGGATACCGGCGAGTTCGGACGGGCTGTGCGACGCGCACTTCGTCGCACGGATGTAGTCTTGTAAGGAGAACTGATTGATGTACGATTGGTAGATACGATAGCGTCCGTTTTGAAGACGCTCCAACAAAAACACATGGCCTGGGAAATAGCGGCGTTTGCCGTTAGGACACCGCACGTGAGTGTCGGTCATTAGCACGTACATCATGCCGGGTTCCCCCGAGCGAGCGACGTCGGAGATCAAACGCTCTCGGGTGGTACGGTCTCTTGGGCGCGCCATGACTCGCGAGACGTCGCACTCTTTCGCGATCGACGCTCCGCGATTGCCGAAGACCAAAGTGATCAATACGATCGCGGTGTTGCGACATTTGGTAACCTCCCCGGAGACCCCCGTGATCGCGAACAAGGTCCGCGCGAACTCCGCGCACAAACGAAGGTAACGACACAAACGCATTTTTAATCTTCGGTGATATTAAATGTATTTTCCCCGTTGGGACGTGCTACTCATCGTGGCCGTTATGGTCTTGGTGCTGCTGGCCCACTCTTTCTTTCAACGAAGAACCGTGGAGCACTTTTCGGAGGACGACACGAACGAGTTCATCACCACCAAAATGTTAATCGAAGCGAAGAAAAAGACGCTACTTGACCTGGACAAGAACTTGAGCAAGATGATTCAAATGAAAATGATCAAGGACGACATGGTCGAGGAACAATCCACTTCGGTCGCATCGGACACGAAATCCAAAAAGAAGAGGGCTTCCAAAACGGAGGACGAAGAGGTGGACGAACCGGTCGCGGACGACGACGACGAGGACGCCGGGACCGAAGAGGAGGACGACGACGACAACGAAGAGGCGGTCGAAGGGTTCATGGACGGCACGTCGTTCGGATACATGCCGTTCTAACGCTCCGTCGGAGCGACGTAG